GTTTCATTGGGGTGACGATAGGTTGTTTTGGTTTGTCCAAATTGAGACGACTATCATCTCTACTACAATTACAACTGGTAGAAATACTTGATTTGGTTGGGTCGTTGGATTACGATTCGAACTATGGCTGCGGACGGATTGGACGTCAGAGGTGCTCTTAAGGAGGTGCTCGGCGAAAACTTTTCCGATTCTCAGCTCGACAACCTCTTCTCGGAACTTAACAGGAACCCTGATTCTAAAGTGATTAGGACGGCTGATAAGATTCTTGAGGAGCGGTTGAAAAAATTGACTTATGAACGCGAGTCTAGGAACAAGAAGACGATTTGGCAAAACTTGACCGTTGATGAAAGGGACTTGCTCAGAGGGATTTTTCCGGAATATGATCTGGAATTTAGGCTCAGAGTAAATGCTTCGCACGGTTTCGCTGCTGCCAGTCGCAAGCTTGAGACCTTCGTCCTTTTGGACAAAATGGAGGTCAATTCTGACACTCGCATCATTGATTTCGGCGCCAATTGGTATAACCATATGGTGAACGGCAGGAAGAATGTTCATTCTTGTTGCCCCGTTCTTGATGACAGGGATGGTTCACGAGAGACTGATCGTCTTTTGAGGACCAAGACCCACATTGCCAAGATGAGGAAGGACGTTGAGGATTTTAAGTTTTTGAAGAATACCGATAAGGAAAAACAGAAGCGAAAAATGCTCGACATCGCTTACAAATTCGCGGATGATGTGGAAGGTGGCAAAGAACAAATTGTTTGTCACAATAAGGCTGAGGACTGTTATGTCAAAGCTGATTATGCCATGGGGATTCATTCCTCGTATGACATGCCAATAGAGCAACTGGTGAGAGCGCTTGAGGCACATGATGTGAAGAAATTTTTGGGCACGATGATTTTCAGCCCTTTAATTTTTATTCACGATGAAGGAACGTTGGACGGCCTAAAGGCTCACTGGTCGGTTGATCGCAAGAACAATCGCATCAGGTTCACGTTCAGAGATGACTATTCGAATGGTTATGAGCATGACTATTCGTCTTACCTCACCTATTTCAGGAAAGGGGTAATTGAAGGCTCGAAACATCGCTTTTATTTAGAGATGTTAGAGAACAGAGCGGGGATCCAGTTCTTCTCTTTGATCCGTAGTGTGAGGAAGTCGGATACGAAGTCGAGAACCGATGTTTTTAGGAACTTCTGGTTACCGCAAAATTACGATATGGTCGCGGTTAAGGTTTTTGATTATGAAACCAAACCAAAACCTGGGCCGAGCGAACTTTTTTCCAGGGTGGTTTACTACCCTAAAGAGCTCGTCGAAAAAGCAAGATCTTATTCATTTAAGCTTGCGGAAAAAGCGACTTTTAAAGACGTTTACGGTTACCTGGACTCTATTAACCAGAGGGTCTTGCTTAACGGCGAGAACTTTGGTGTACCGAGGAAGGCGACCATGGAGGACTTGAAGGATTTGGCGATCGTTGTGTTTTTACGTGCAACTTTCGATTATCATTATTCGGGTCAAATTATGGACAGATTGAATTCGGCCGAAAGGACGAAGAATTCAATTAAGCGGGACACACTAGTCGGCGCAGCTTTTGCTGCCTTCTGGTTCAAAATTCGCAATTTTGGTGAATTCGAGACTATTTCTTCTTTGAAGGAGAGTCTCATCACCTGGTCCGGGCTTGACGAGTACTCGCTTCATTTTTCTGAAGCGCCGTATTATTATCAAGTCGATGACATGATCAATTCGCGTTTACGCGAAGATTTGCTCGTGTTTTCACTGTTTGATCCTGCTGAGAAGGTCGAAAATGAGTTGCAGCTTTATGAGGGAGAAGACAAGAAAGAGCTGTTGCTTGAATTGGTTAAGCCATTACTTGAAAAGAATGGTTTTTACGACTGTGACACCGAGAGTTCGACAGCTTCGGAAAAAACCACGGTGTCGAAGGCCTCCACTACATCCACCAGACGCCTTAGGCAGAAAGTGAAGAAGGAAGGAGCCACCAAAATCGAGCTCAAGGATCAAGCGCTAGCTGGTTTCCGCGAGAACGCGAATCGGGCGAGGACACATAATGTGACCGAAGCCGTGCGTCGCTCAGAGTATTTTGACTACCTGAGAAAGGAATTGTTGCAGATCGAAGGGAACTGTAGCAACTCTTACTCTAAGGTCATCACCGTGAGGGACGTGGACTTAAAGAAGCTCAAAGCTTTCCATCAAAAAGATGAATCGAATGTGCTTCGTCGAACGGACTCAGGTTCGTTCGTCGCTTTAATCAATCCAGAGAAATCGGGTGAGTTTGAAGCGGCCTACACCCCGGACGGAATGATCGATATTGAATCGATTTTTTCGGACGGTAAGTGGCGTTATCATTTCGACACCAGGCATGACTTTGCCTATGTTGATAAAAATACGCGTCTTTTGCAATGCGGTCACAAGCTGCAAGTTCTCGATGAGAATATGCCGTTTAACACGCGATGCAAGGTGACTTTGGTTGAGGGGGTCCCAGGTTGTGGTAAGACGTATGACATCACGCAAAGAGCGCAAGATGCTGATTTGATTCTGACTGTTGGGAGAGAGACAAAGGAAGATATCAAAAAAAAGAATTGAGGCGCTTAATAAGGGCTGCAGTGTGATGACTGTAGACTCTTATATTTTGAATTCTCGCAAGTGTTTTGCAAGGGTTTGGTTGGACGAGGGTCTTATGCTTTGTCCGGGTGAGATAGACATTGTTCGCGACTATTCGTTGTGTGCAGAATTGTTTGTTTACGGCGACAGAAATCAAATCCCGTTCATCAGTAGGGTAACTGGTTTTAATCTCACAGAAGAGAGATATTCCGGTTTTCAGAATGTCGAAAATAATTCGGTCAGCCGTCGTTGTCCTATGGACGTAGCAGCGGTTCTGAGTTGTTTTTACGAAAAAGGTTTTTTGTCGCTTTCGAAGATTGAGCGTTCGCTCAATTTGAAAAAAGTGCGCAATCTCGGTGAAGTTCCCAAGGATGGATATCAGTTCCTGACTTGGACGCAGAATGAGAAGAAAGAGTTGATTCGCAAGGGGCGAGCCAACACATTGACGATTCACGAAGTTCAGGGTAAGACATTTGAGAAAGTCTGCCTTGTTCGAAATGATAGCAATCAGCTCAGTCTGTACACTAGCAAAGAACATTCGCTAGTGGCACTGAGCCGACACACGAAAGAGTTCCTTTACTGTACCACGAATTCTCGCGGTGGGGATAAAGTAGCAGCTCTTATTGAAGAAGAGAATGTGAAGCAGGCTTTGACTAAGGGCCAGAATTCGACGATCAAGGCTCCGACAGTGGAGGACGGCTATGATTCGCAGGATTTTCAGTAACCCTGGCAAAAATACCGCCGCCAGGTGTTAATGATGCGGTCGTTGTGTTGCAAGACACTTACGACGCTATACTACCTTTTGGTTCGACGGAAAATCAAAAGTTTGATCCTTATGAATTGGAACACTCCGATTTAGAGCTTTCTGTGCAAAAAATGACGGTGGATTTTTCAAAAACACACGTCAATGTTGCACGTACGTATCTGGAAAAAGCTGACCAGTACCCAGTTCTGAGAACGGGTCAGCCATTGTCCAGACCGAGGACGTTTCGTCAGAATCTCCTCACTTTGGTGAAACGGAATTTCAACACTCCTGATAACAGTCGAGTTTCTAACCTCGACGCTCTCAAGGAGTATTCGTTTGAACGTTTCTTGGACGCTTATTGCTTGCCCGATGCTAGGGCTCGTGTGTCAGTGTTCGAACAGGAACCAATCTCCTCAGAGGTTAGTTCTATCGCGAAGTGGTTGGCTGACTTGAAGAAAAGGAAGTTAGGCATGATCGAAAGACCGGACGAACCAGTCGAACCTTGGGAGGTTGCTTTCTATGAGATGTTGATTAAGCCGGAACCCAAGAATAAACTGGAAACTATGGCTCCTTTTGAATATGCAGGATTGCAGAATCTTGTTGTTCATAAAAAGAGAGTCAATGCGCTTTTTAGTCCAATTTTTAAACAGCTCTTTGAGCGATTTTCATCGCTTCTGAGACCAGATGTCTATTGCCATCTTAGGAAGAATATAGATCATTTGAATTCTCATTTGAACTGCTATTTGGACCCAAGAGAGAAGTACACCATGCTTGAAATCGATCAAGAAAAGTTCGATAAAAGTCAAACAAGGGAGTGCTTCGAAGTCGAGATGTATTTTCTCGAAAGATTGGGTTTGGATAAAGAATTGCTTGCGATCTGGGGAGATGGTCACGAGAGTTCAACAGCGATTAATTTCGCGAATGGGATTAAGTGTTATTTTGTTTATCAACGCAAGACGGGCGATGCGATGACTTGTTTTGGTAATACACTTATCTCAATGGCCGCAATGGCAACGGTTTTTGACCTGAAAGGATCAGAGGCCAGTTACTTCGTGGGAGATGATTCTTTCATCTTTTCGAAGGACACTTTCCAAATGGAAGAAGGTGTTCGACAGTTGTCTTATTTTTTCAATTTGAAGGGTAAGGTGATTAACACGAATCACGGTTTCTTTTGCTCGTATTTCTTTGCGAATAATGGCGAAAGATTTTTGGCGATGGTCGATCCTCTAAAGAGGATTGAGCGATTGGGCAAACCATTAAAGTTCTCCGAGGAATGTAAAGACCTCGAAGAGCATTGGGTTTCTTTTGGAGACCTCTTCTCGACTTATGATGACTTTTCTTTTTACGAAAGTCTAGCCACCATGGTCAAACAGAGGTACAACACAGATGTGGACATGACGCACGCTATGTGCGCGCTCTATGAGCTGTCTAAGGATTTTTCAAAGTACAAAGGGCTTTACGAGCCCAATGAAGTGCATAATTAAAGTTTCTTAGATCATGCCATACGACACGTTTGATCGATATGCTACGTACGCTCTCGAGCGATACGCGGACGTCGCGGAACTCAACGACGCCGTTGATGAAGCGTTGAAGATCGATTGGACTGTTGTGAAAAACAGGTCGGCAGTCTTGGCTAAGATCAATTCTTCGTTCAAGAGGTTACCGGCGGCAGAGCAGACACGATTCCCGGAACGACGACGTTTCGTCGCCGAAACTGGGGAAGTCGATCAGCTCTTGTTGAATGTCCGCAGCTTACAAGCGTTGCGGGACAGAAACAACGAGACTAAAGCCAGATCAGGTGTGAATGGCAATGGAGACGAGCAAGCTGCTCGCTCTACGGCTATCTACGCTGCTTTGCAAAATCTCATGCGTCTTTCTGCGCATATTAGAGATCCAGCAAACCACCTCACACGACAGAAGTTTGAGGAGGGCAATGATTTGGTTTGGGCTTGAATCGCTGAAGTGATCAATCCACATCGAGCTGTTTATGATTCCATCATGAAAGATCTTTTGATCTCGAAGGGTGGATCCTTGACATCTTCAGTGTTAGGATTGGATTACTAAGTTTTGTTTGGAAGAAGGAATTCCGAACTTTTTATAAATTACATATTGTTGTTAAAGGTTCTACCCGTAAGGGTCCTGTTAAAAGAACTGCGAGAGGTTTTTAGGTTTTACTCTCAATTCCCACTAAGGTGGAAGTTTTAATTTTTC